CTCCCATCACAGCTTGGTTTGCCTTTGCAACTTGAACATTCCTGCCCTTTCTCGCCGCCTTTCTGGGTGTCGTATACTTGTTTGACTTGACCATCTTGTATGATAATTATTAAAGCCAGGATGTTGTTGATAAAGAAATAAATATGTACAAGGGTGTGTATTGGATCCCGCCACCCAAACGGGACTGTTCATCGTAACGTACATCGCTTTCCACCTGCGATGCGGAGCCGTGCAGTCTCTCGGCGTTTTGTTTAGCAATCCCTGCCAGCTATGGTGGAGCGTGCGCAGTTCATCCCCGAAGGGCCGGAAGTATTAAGGGTTGCCCCACCGGTTTGGTCCTCTAAACGTTACGACCCAATTACAGTTGTTAACACCGGATGCTGCCGGTAACGTGTGGAACTAACACCCCAGGTAATCCAAATCCCAAGTGGGATAGGAAAATCCAACATCCTGTGGTGGTGTGTAAGAGGGGGTGACTTGTGAGTAATGTTCCTCCAACTGGATCTGCATGTCCGGCAAAATGCCGAATGCTAACCAAAACGAATGACGGGCATCGTCAGTCACGGTTCTGCCTCTGCGAGACATTCCACGCGACTGCCAATACAACCCACCATCGTCTTGTGTTATGCCGCGAGCACGAGCGTCGCCGCCCGCCCTTACGAACGATTTGTAAAATGCGTCGTAAATGGGAATTCCACCAGCCAAAGCTGTACCAGAATTTCCCACTCCTTTGATCCACTTCTTGAAACCCAAGGCGCTATGCCAAGGTTTGAGAGATATACAATCTTTCGCCAGTGCGGTTCGGGGGTCGCGGACCATAGTCCACGAACTCCCGTCCCACACCGGTTGAGATTGACAGAAAACGACTTTCTCAAGGTCATAAACTGGTTCCTCCACTACCATGGTGAAACCCATCTCCCTAAACCACTCTTTGAGGCCTGTCGAAAATTTAAACAAATCCTTGCGGTGGATGAACAACACACAATCATCCCCGTTGTTCGCCAAGCGAAAACGGATGCCTTTACCTTCGCAGTAGGCTATACACATCTCAGATGCCAGGATACAATTGCCAAGTCCAGTATTAATGACTCCCGACAAACGTGAGCCTTGAACCTTGTACTTGACATTGCCTTCCTTAGTTCTACCAAATGCCTTAGTCTCCAATTGCCACGTAAGCATCTCCCTTACATGCGCTCTATCCACAGGAGACTGCAATAGAGGCGGGTAATGAGAATGTTCAAATCGTAACGCCTG